GGTAAGTAGGAGCACCAATAGACATAGGTTATTACCTCCCCATCTATATGCTGGCGCCGGAAGGCGTTGCGGAATCAAAGTAAAGCTCGACGCCCCACTCATTTTCCCAGATACCATTGCCCCAGTCTCCGACCAGCACGAACTCGGTTGCCCGCAGCGACTCATCGCGCTGCTGGCGGACCCTCATTGCCTGCTGCTCTACAAGGACAATCGCGTCTTGGTGGAACAGAGCGCCCTTGGCGTCGTCTGAACCATCAACAGTGATGTCCTTGGACTGGAATACATCCACCTCAAAAATGCGGGCTACAAAGAGCCGCTTAATGAGATCATTCTGGAGGTCAGTCGGTACGTTATTGGTTCCGGGCAAGGTGAGGCTCGATTGAAGCTCGTATGCCTGGAACGCATGAATAACAGCACTGATTTTACCGTCCATAGGAATCGGTTGCGTACTGTTGCCATGCAACAGTGCGTGACCGGCAAGCATGTACTTGGCAGTAATTTCCGTTCCCGCAGTCCCGATGGACGCGGAGAACGAATCGAAGTTTGAGAACAACTGCGTGTCCTGGTCTTTCCCCCAGGCACGACCGAGTTCTCGGGCCGCGAGTTGCCCAACCATATCCTGTGACTCTCGCATCGCCTTGTCCGTAATGACGATCATCGCGCCTCGCTCAGAGGCGGTGAAGGTCGTGGAAGACGGTGTGAATGAAGTCGGGGAAGCCAGGTCAACACCGTCGGTCAGAGCTGCCACAGAGACAGTACTGAACTTCGGAAGATCGATCTGGTTAACGCCCTTCTTCATCTGAATCACGCGAACCAACTGGCGCATAACAGTGTTATCGCGCTCGGTAAGTTTCGCAGCGAGGATAAAGTTGTTGGCTATCGCGGTGAGATTACTAGCAAGATTAATTGCCATAGATCAATTCACCCCTTGTGATTAACCAAAGATTGATGTTCGGAGATCGACACCTTCAGCCTTGGCTGCCTTTTCAATGGCTGCCAGGTTATCAAAGTTGTCTTCCCCGTCTATGAATCGATCCCGAAGTAGCGCAAAGTTCGCTGGCCTCGGCGCCTGGCCGCCGGCATCCGCCGGCGCAGCCTGCGCCTTTATACTCATCGCCGATGACGCCTGCCGTGCTGCGTCAGTGGCTGTTCCCACAGCCGCCTTCCCAGCGTCATACGCCTGGTCATACAACCAGTTGATGACATCGGAGACGGGTCGGTCTGATGAAACCACCGCCTGCCGGATTACAGTCTGGAAGTCTGGATCCGATAGCCCATTAAATTGCGGTAGGGCGCGTATCGGAGCGAGAACATCCTCGCTGTAGATGCGACGGGTCACCTCGTGGGTGATTTGATCAAGAGAGGGCTGCGATGCCTGCTCCGCCTGCTCGTGTACGTGATCATGCAGCTCTACTGGTTCCATAGCCAGAAGCTTTGATTGCTCCTGCTGTCCCCGTAGAGCGTCAAGCTCACCCTGCAAGCGGGAGCGTTCGCGGTGCACTTCCTGATCCTTGCGCCTCTGCCACTCCCGCTCGTTATCCGCAAGTATCCGGTTAAGATCCTCGCGGCTCACGGGCCCTGAAGTGTCAACTTCGGCACTCGGCTCCTCAACTGCCGGGGCAGTCTCCTGTATTTCCTCCGTGGTCGGTACTGCGGCCTCGGAAGGCGCTTCCTCGTCCCCAACCGGCTCCAAGCCAATTGCATTGAGATCGAGGCTGCCAGCCTCCTGTACTCGCGTTTCCGACACGCCGAAAGTCGTCGCAGAAGTCTGCTGTGCAGTCTCTTCAGCCATATTGGTTCCTTCGGTCGTCGATTACCCGTTGCTAGTGTAGCACCGGCTAGCGAAGGAAGGATGGAAGATTGCGGTGATCCAGTATCCCCGTGATCCACGTTAACTGATCCGGGGACAACTCTCGCATTGCTGCCAGGAGGAGTGGGTTCGTCTTGGCAAACTCCTCGCGCATCTTGCGCCCGGTTGCTTTCAGATCCTCGTCCCATACCCGGCGTGCTAAGGGGGCTCGTTCGCCGTATGGAAACAGCTCCTCAAGTCGCGCAAGGCCATGTTCCATCGCGTCCTCGTCACTTATGGGAGTTCCGGCTGCCTCACTCATATAGCGCAGGCTATTTGCCAGATAGCGTGCCTGCTGGTAACCGGCAGATGCTTGCGTACTCTGCTGCGGCGTCATGTTCGCCTCAGGGCCATACAGGGGGATGCTGTAGTACTGGTTAACCAGCGCCCCCAGCATGGGGTCTTCCAGCGCACGTTGCGCCATCGGCACATTTTCTTCAGGCGGCGGGAAGACATCACGGATTTTGAGACCTGTAGCAAAGTCAAGAGCCCGAGAAACCCCCTGTGCACTATCCATTGCTGTGCCGATATCCCTCAACTTGGCAATAGATTGAAAGGGGCGGCCAATGAAGGAGGCGAACACATACATACCAACCGGGTTGTTGCTGCGGTAAGTAACCCGGCCATCCGGGTGCTCCTGCTTCTCTATGCCAAGCAGAGCCTTTAAGCCAGGGAAATCATGTGTCATGTTGTCTGCTCGCCGATAGAAATTTCGATAACTGGGATCTGAGATCGTATCTCCCGTAAAAACCGACTTATCAAAGATCCATCCCTCTAAGGGCCAGCGCAGGAACGGACTGGCCTCTGACAGCAGGTTCTCCGCCGTTGCCTTCGGGGTTCGGGCAAACAGCTTGTTCAGATCCTCGATTGGGAGGCCAATACCATAAATAACGGAAGTAGAGCCGTCGTCACGGCGACCCACCACCACATGGTGCTTCTCAAGAATCCAATCGGGGAGGGTATCTGCTTCCGCAGCGGCTGACTCTTCTTCTACCCGCCGGGACAGCGGCCCCATCGTCAGCTTGTCTATCTTCCACCACTGCGAGGGGGAAGTCATCAGCTCCATCATACGTGGGATGTTTAACCGGCTCCAGCGAGCGAAGGGGAGAACGCCGGAAAAACCTTTTGTCGCCTCTCCAACCTCATCGTAGTTGTAGTAAGTCTTTCTCACCCACGAGGCCGCCTCTTCCATCGTGTCCCCTTTATCGAAAAGGCGATGCAGGAACCCACCGATCTTAAAGTTGTTATCCATAGCCATCGCCGTTGTGGACCCCATCTTGATGGGGTTCCAACCCAGTTGGCGTTTCAGTGGGCCCTGGCCGTACTCCTCCAGCAGGATCTTCGTCGCATCCATACTCCACGCGGAAGGCGGCCTCTCTCCGCGTAGCTTGGATACCATTGTCGCTATCCGGCGGTTAGATTTCTCCAGCCATCCTTCTCCCGCAATCGACTGGACTTGAGACAGTTCTCGAATACCACCTCCCACCACGCCCCGCAGGTCCATGATTTCCTCAAGTTCCCGGTGCGAGAACACCGCCTTCGGGTTTGCCCGGACCAGTCCTGCTATCCCCGCCTCCTCCACAGGAAGCTTCTCATCCAGGTGGATCTGGCCGGACCTGGCCGTTCGTCCGGTGCGGACATCCTTAACTTCACGGAAGAACATACTGCCGTCGGCAACCTTCGCCATATCCTTCGGGTCGGGCATGAAGACTACGTTCTCATATAGCCACGAAGCCATCTGCTGCGTAGCCTTCGCTGCATCGCCTGCTACTGTTCCGCCCGCACTCTCTATGCCTGTTCGCGCCATCTTGGCGAGCGCCTCTTCCGAGTAAACAAATGAAAGCCTTAAGTGATTCTCTGCCATTTCCTCAACCCAACGCGCCTGCTTATCAGGTTTCCACGTAGCCCAGTCGTCCGGCCTCACCTTGGCTACATCCGGCAGCGCGTCCCAGGCGCCCGCTTTTTGGATGCGGGCTGCGCGTCCATTCCATTTAGTCATGTCCCAGGGACTCATGCCCCCTGTAGTGAGCCCAAGGAAAACCAGACCCGCGAGGTTACGTCCGAAGTACGCCACATTGGTAGGCAGCACAGTGACGAGGGGTTTCCAGATCCCGTGTAGCGTATCCATTACCCGGAAGACTGCACTCACCTGCGACGGGTTAGTCGCAGTCCGGTATGCCTTGATGACGGCTTCCGGCCCAACAAGCAGGTCCGGTGCCCGCCCCAGGTTTCTTGTGTGAGGATTCTTGGCGCCCTGCTTTCTGATGCTTGCCACAAGTGCATCCCCCACCTCCTCCACTAGCCCAGAGTTGACACTGATGTCATTTTCAACACCCAGTTCATCCGCCACCCGCCGGCCACTTTTTATGATCCCGTGCACAAGGCCATGAGTCGCATCCGAGAACACCGACGTGGCCTCCCCCTGCCTTTCGACCATGTTGAGGTATTTCACCAGCCGCGCTTCTAACGCTTCGCGTGAATCCGTAGCCTTCTTTGTGACGGCCCTTCCTACTTTCGTCACCTCCCACGCGCCCCCCACCGCAGGTAAATCACTCATCATTTTCTTGGCCGCTTCTGCCGGTGTGATTTCACCCGCCTTAATAAGAGCGGTAAGTTCGTCATAGCGAGGCTGATGCGTAACGGATGACGTTAGCGTTTTCTTATCCACCTTATTCGCTATCTCGGGGGAACGCGGCGCATCCCCTACGATCCGCTGTAGGCGATCCAATTCTGCTTCTTCTTTTATGTTGTACCCGGCTTTTTTACCCGCGGTAGCCACCTCTGCTGCAACGTCTTCTGCCGTCCTGGCCCCCGTCCGCACCAGATCCTCTAGCGCATGTCGGGTTACCTGGAAGTCAAGCTGTTTGAGCGACAGTGCGCGCCCCAGGGCATAAGTCTTCCTGTTAATAGCTCTCAGGCCCAGTGACTTCATAAAGTCATCGTTGAACACCTTATAGGCGATGGCTGAGGCCCGCGTTTCTGCCATGTCGTAGGCAATAAGCGCGAAGACATCGGTCTCCATCCCGCTTTTGATCATGTCCTGTAGGGACATATTCGTGTCAAAGGCTTTTGCCTTGGGGTTTAAGCGTGCCTTGATACCGAGGTTGTCGTTAAGGAAATTCGTAAGCTTCTGCCTTCCCCCAAGCATGGTCCGCAGGTACATATCCTCACGCGGCAGTACGCCCAAGAACTTCTCTGCTATCCCTGCCGGCGACAGACCTTCGAGGAGTCCAAGAACCTGGTCGGCGTCGATCTGTGCCTGCCCAAATTCCTTCTCAATGAACCCGACAAAGTTCTTCAGGCCCAGGTCATGCAACTGCTGCACGTTTTGCTGGTAGACCAGTTGCTCCTCGACCTGCTTCGGGGAGAGGAGCCGCCCTCGCTTACCGGGCATAAATGACCGCCTAGCGTACTTCGGATCTGCTGGATCCCAGCCTATGATGTCGTCAATGTGGGTACGCAGGTCATCGTACCCCAGGCCCTGCCCCCTCTTGACCGCTGTGCGAGCATCTTGCAGAGCAAGAATCCCTCCCTCGTCCATCACACTCTTCATACGCATCATCATGCCCAGCTCTCCGCCCTCCCAGCCCTTAGCCCGCATCAACAACTCGGACAGTGTTGCGCTGAAATCGCTGCTGTCGCTTACCCTCTTTACAAACTCCTTGGCACTCGTTCCCGACTCCCATGTGCCCGAACTCTGAAGACCCCGACGAAGTCTCTCCACGCCGTATTGAACGCCTTTTTTACGCGCATTCTTGGCCTGCCTCACTGCATCAATCAGCCCGCCCGCCACATTTGCGCGGGCATCATCTGCTGCCCGCACATCCCTCTCTCCCATGAACGCGCCTCTAAATTCACCCTTGCCCTCGATGGCGTCGGCCAATTCTGTTAGCTCCTTGCCCCTCTTGCTGTCCTTTCCTAGTTCAGCAGCCGCACGGCGCGACTGGCGAGCCGTGACCCTGAGACGCGCTTCGGTTGTGTCACCGATACGAGGAGTAAAGTGCTCCATTTTCAGCCGCAGGTTATCCGTGAGTCCTAGCGCCCTCGCACTCGCTGCCTTGGCGCCGGGGATATGGAGTGCAGCCTGCGCCGCAAAGCCAAAAGGTATCTTGGCAATGTGCCGGACCTTGGAAAACGCAAAGACATTCAGCGGGTCCACAACCATGTCCATTGCCAGACCTACGATATTGCGTCCCCATTCGTTGTCCTCAAGGAAGCCACCCATGCCCCCTCTCTCAATCCATGTCGCAAAGTTGTAGTTCTCGCGTTCTTCCGGGGTTCCGAGGAGTCCTGTTTTTAAACCTTCCCATGCCCCCTCTCCAGACTGTTCCCCAAGGAAGGCCCCGACCACCATCTGCTGTGGTCGAGCGAGGAGATCCAGCGTATGAGTCAGAAGGCTTTTGGCGCCTCCCAGAACCGGCAGCGACCACCCCTCCTGTTTCTCCTCTTGCTCCATGAGTGCTTCCGTAGCACCCAACTGCTCGCCAAAGGCAGGCTGCTGCAATAGTAAAGTCTCCAACTCAGCAAGCCGGGAATCCGCATTCTGGCTAAACACAGAGCTTTGCATAGCTCCAAGGCGTTGAGAGGCCCCCCGGTTAAAGACACCTGTCTGGAACTCGCCGAAGCGCTCTCGCGCTAAGGCCCTCACACGGCGGCCAGCAGGCATCCC